TATTGGGATTTGTAATTGATCTGTGAGCGAGGAAACCCAAGTTGGGCCTGCAGTGTATATAACTGATAGCACTTCACCTTCTGCAGGATTTGGTATTTGTACTTGATTATATGTAGGAGTCATTATTCCATATTCATCATTTTCTACATTAACAGTCAATTGCTTACCTGATTCTTCCCAAGCTTCTGTTATAGCCATGATATCCATTGCACTAGTATCTATCTGAACATTTGTGTCTGTTGAATCTAATGTGTATAAAGTTCTGTTTTCATCCATTGTAATTAAAGCTTCAGCAGACTTTAACTCAAATCTTTTATATAGCTCAATCAATCCTAGATTAATATAGCCCATAACTCGAGTATCTTCAAAACTCTCTTCTGATAAGTTACTTAACTCTCCGCCTTTTGCTAATTCTATTAATTGACTTATAAGCATACATAATTCCTATATTTTAATTTTACCTTATTATATTGTATGTATGCTTTACCCTAGCTTTATTATGAATATCCTAATACTATAACTGTTCTTACATTTGTCTTTTATTAATACTTGCTACTTATTCTTAAACAGCTTCACCATACTTAGACATCATTAGCGCTCTATATTCTACAAATGTTAAGTTATCTGCAACTACTGTACCTTCTTTGTCTTTTAAAGTATAAGTAATCTCAGACTCTATCTTTGTACCAATAGGGTAATTTCTAAGCACATCTTCATCTGATGACTCAGAGTATATGCTAGTAACCTTACCATTTAATTCTGTTATTTTATAGTTCATGTTCTCTTGTCCTTATTGTTAGGGTTTCTATGTTTGCCCATTTAAATGTATTATATATATAATACTACCTTATTAAACCATTAGAACACAGTACTTCCTCTTCCATCATCATCATCTTTAGGTTCGAAATCACTAAATATTCCTCTAGTATAACCATTATCATAATTAACAGAATTCATTGCAACTCCTTCACTAGGAAGTATTGTGTCTATGCTCTGTAACATAGATAATAAATCCGGTCCGTCATCTGCTCTTGTAAATTGTTGATGTGTGGCACCTTTTACTTGACTGATCCATTCCAACATATCAGGAGAATTCTTTAGGTGTTTAGGAAGCCATAATTTCTTTTGTAACATAACCTGACTAGCAATCCTAAACCTTTCATGTTTTTTAACTCCTGTAGATCTACTTAATATTCCTTTTCTTTCGCTTTGAGGATTGTTTCTGTCATTCGCAAAAGTATAGTAATCCCCTCTTTTTTGCATCTCTTGTTCTAACGAGTATACATGAGCAGTTTGTCCGCCATCTATCTCAACACCAATCTCAACATGCTTACCTTTTCTTTTCCAGATAGCTGCTTCATTTAGTGTTCCTTTATATTGTTCTTCCATATCTATTTTACGTAGTAAGATATCCAGCATAAAAACATCTCCATTATTGCTTAAAGCCCATGTAGCTCTACCACTAAAATTTGACTTCTCTCCACTTGTTGTTGTGTAGTCTGTTGTAATATAAATATTATAAGCATGAATATTTTTAATTATATTTTCAGCGTTATACCACTGAAAACAATTATCAGGAATTAGTCTGTCAGTTCCAGATGTTAATCTAAGCATTCTTTCTTGCATAAACTTATTTAATGTTTTAGTTTTTTTAGCATCTTTTACTAAACTTATAATAGACTTTTTAGGGTGGTAAGATTCCCAAGTACTTACAATATTATCTGAATCTATTACATCAGCTTCAGAATTAAAGTTTTTTGATAGTGGAATTACACATGGAGTATATGCACCACTTAACACAAGTCTTGTATTTACATCAGAATAATGGAAGGGGGTAAAACAGTTTATTATTCTACCTTTTCCACCACCTTTTAATGCAGCAACACTATCTGAGTGAATAACAGATTCTAAGTTTTCAGTAATAGTCTTTGAGTAAGCTGCAGCTTCATTCAAGATGATATCATCTGCGATAATCACACATAGCCTTCTTTGTCCATATCTAATACCTCTAACACCTGTACCAACACCTTGGTATCTAATAAGAAAAGATCTATTCTTTCTAGGTCCATTTCCTTTTCTAGTAAACTCACTCTCTGTTTCTGTAAATCTCATCTCTTCAAAATACGATTGTAGGTATTCACTATCTTCACACATTGCTCTAACAGCTAATGCATTTACTCTTGCTCCACCACGACTTGATGCTGCTAGTACTAAATAAAACCAAACCTTTCCAATATCATTAGGAAGAATTCCTTTGATTGCACTATACACACCAAAGAATGATATTACAACAGAAGATTTCGCAACACCCCTAGAACACATATAGGCAATTCTCAAGTAGTTTATCTCTATTCCATCACATATTTCTTTATTGTAAGGAAACATTTGTGGATCAGTTATACTATTTAATAATAAGTCAACCATAAAGTAGTGAGCTATTGGAGTATCAAATTCAAAATCTCCTCCTTCTATCAACCTCATTATATTGAAGAACTCGAATGCGTATTCACTAGGAACATACCCAGTAAATTCAGGGTCATAGGAGTCTAATGCAGCATCAAGTTCGAACTCTTTATTAGCTAATGCTTCTTCTAAAAGTCCTTTATTAAATTCAGAATCTTCATCACTTGCTTTATTTTTTACAATACTCTCTTCATATTCTAATTCATTATAATCGTCATCAAAAGTAACTGCAGAATATTCATCTTCTTTTTGAGGTTCATTTACGTACTTCTTTAATTTAGCAATTACTTCTGGAGGAAGATCATAGCTTTCAATATCTGCTAATTCTTCCTTAGTCATTTATTTCTACCTCATGTACTATGTTCAATCTTTGTACTTTACTAATATCTCTATTAGCTGCATATGAAGCGACTTGACCTTGTGACATTATTCTAAGCTGTTCAGCAATATCTTTTTGAACTTCTAAAGCAGAATCACTCATACCCATTTTTAACTCAATTGTATTATCTTCTGGCATTTTTGTCATTTCATCAGCAGCTATTGTAGCATTTAACTGTACAGTAGGACTAACATAATCATCAGGCTTTGCGCCAATTCCATTCATTAAGTCAACATACTTTTTTATTATTTGATTACGTAAAGGAGCATGTGTTATATTAACACCTAACATAGTAAGTTTTTGTACTTCTACTACAGCTTTAGTACTTGCATACATACTAGCAAAGTTATCTACAGTTGCACCTCTTGCATCTAATTCATCTGATTTATTTGGGAATACAATTCTATAAGCATTTGATTGTTTTCCTGTAACATTTCTTAATGTAACAAACTTAATTGCATTCATTAATTTCTCAAAGCTTATCCCTGGTCCTATTAAATGTGCGTAGCTACATACCTGTTCTTCAAACAGTTCTTGAGACATTCCTGATTCTTGTTCTACTTTGTTAATTGTGTCTAGAACTGCTTGAGTTACTTTTGTGTTACTATTTTTTGGTAAAAATGATTGTAGCTTTTCTATTGTTAAATTTTGACTATTAGTATTAGCAGGTTTCCACCTGTCAGCAAGTTGCTCTGATGTCATCTCACTATTTATTTGTTTTGTTATTTCAGCTTCTGTCATCGTTGAAGTCTCCTGTTATTTTATTGCCTAGTATACAGGAGACTATCTTAATCTATGTTGAAGTAGTATTGTTTAGCTTTTACTGAATAAGCCTTCAGCAAATTTACTCATTTCTGATCTTACTACTTTATGTAATGTTATGGCAAACATTCCAATTGTTGTATCAACAGATTTAACTCCTGCTTCATTCATAAGAAGAGCAAGACCATTATTATATTTATTTACATAAGAAGAATCAATTTGACGTTGAGAACCAATCACTAAAACTTTACAGTTTTTTCCAACTCTTGTTAGAACTTTTTGCATAGTTGCAGGAGCAGCATTTTGAGCCTCATCCACTATTACAATAGTGTTGTGAAATGTTCTTCCTCTCAATCCAGTACTAATCATTGATTCAATTCCACAATCATTAATTAACTTAGCAGTTTTTTCTTCTACTAGTGCATCAATTTCATCTTTCTTTTTTCCTTTAGTGACAATTTCATTTCTGACAATAAAATCAATTGTATCTTCCATTGGTCCAAGATACATAGCAAGTTTCTCTGCATTACCTGCAAGGAATCCTATTTCTTCACCTTTATCTGATTCGTCATTTTGAGGAGATCTAATATATGCAATAGATTGATATTTGTCTCTATTGCTTTCTAATAGTTTAATCGCATTACTTACTGCACTAATATTTTTACCACTTCCAGCTAATCCTTCTACTAACACCAAGTCAATAGAACTATCTTGTATTGCTTTACTAAGTAGTAATTGTTCTGAGTTAATAGGAGTACATCTTTGTTTCCTCAATTGAGTTTCTGTATCCTTACCAATAACAGTAATAAAACCATTTTGAATAGTTGCAAGTTTCATTTGATTTGTAGTTCCACAAGTAAACTTATAACTGTAATTTTCAATTAAGTACTCAGAATCTACTTCTAAAATACTAGAGTTGTGCAAGGTTCTAAACACTTCTGGGTCAGATACTAAAAACTCTTTAGTGAATTTGACTTCTCTGTCATCCACCATTTTCAAGCTAGTTATAGTTAATCCAGCCGCAGCAGCTTGAAATTTCATAAGCATATCATTAGTCATTAATACAGAATCTTTATATAGCTTACTATAAGCAGAAGTAACTTCAATTATACGAGCATCATTCCCACCATAAGATAGGGGATCAGCTTTATATTTATTTAATGAAACTATATGAATTTCTTTACCATTTAACTCAAGTTTTGTAACAATCATATCATTGTCTCTAGTCATGCCAAGGTTATTTGCTGACTCAATCAATCTAGCAAATGCTCTTGCTTGAAAGTTAATTTCATCAAATCCATTTTTCTTAGCATCCAATTCGGCTAATACAGTATCACTAACTACTGTAATACCTTTTGTCAAATAAATATTATTAGCATCTAAAAGTAAAATATTAGTATCTAGTATTGTATACATCACACATCCTTTTTAGTTTTAAGGGCTTTGATGTAAGCCTGTCTGTTTGCCCATCTCTCTCTAACATCTTCAGAATTTAGCCAAACTTCTTTGTCATGCTTTGTAATTAACACAATTTCTTCGTCTGTTAAAAATCCTGAATACTCTTCTTTAGTAGCTCTTATAAACTCCCTATCAATAAAATCTACATACTCTTTTATTTGTGCTCCAGACCCACCAGCATTATGAGCATAATTATGGCACATAAAATTTGTATTGTCAGCAATTGTTAAAGTAGGGCAAGCCATAGCAACAACTGTGGCAGCAGAAGCTACAAACCCTGTGCAATGACAACTAATTTTTGCTTTACTGTTATTGATTCCATCAATTAAGTAATAAGCTGCTGCAGTATTTCCGCCACCATTTGCAATGATAAATTTTATTTTATCTCCTGGTCGTGCCGTTTCTAAGATGTAAACAGCTTCGCTATAGTCAGCAATAGATTCAAATACTTCAGTTAAGTAAATAGTTGTTTCTCTGCCGTCTGCAGATCTAAGAATAGGAACGTAATCGTCCCAAATACTAGTTTTATTTGTTGGTATTTCTTTTATATGCATAGTATCCATGTAGGAGTCCTTTATAATTGTAAGTTGACTAGAAATTCTCTTGTCTTACCTACATTATAAAGAGTATTGACTGTGATTTTACTTAATTGGGCAACAGTTATAGCAATTCTTCCATGAATTGTCTATAATTATACACATGTTCACATCCTACATTTTTAAACTTAGGTGTATAGTTATATCTTTTTAGTACTATTTGCATTGATGCCCATTTATCATACCAGCCATAAGACATACCACCAGCTTCACCTAATTGTATGCTCAAGCCTGTATCAGCCCATTGTGTTTGTAGTGCTTGCATAGTATCAACTTGATCGTCTGTAGGCAGTATCAAAACTTTATTAGTAAACTTACCATCTTTATATAGATTATAAGTTGACATCATTCTTTGTTCTGGCACTGAGTCCCAATGAGGTTTACTTGGAGTTATTTGTTCTGTGTTTAGTCTTAGTAATTCATTTTCTGTAAAAAATCCATCAGGCAGTCTATCCATTTAGCTTCATTCCCTTTCTCCTATTAACTCTTCAAGTAAATCTCTTACTGTGTCTAATTCAATTGCATCTAACTCAATGCCACTTATATCTGTTAACTTTCTGTCAATTATATCGACAACTTGATCAATTATTTCTTCCATTTATATTCCTTTGATCATATTGTAACTAATGTTGGCTGAATCACAGGGTAATCTTTATTTAAGCATTCTGTATATATAGCAACTAAAACATCCTTATCTATTGAACGCATTTCACCAAAACCATTAAACTTATCCCATAACACACAATCTGAACCAGGCTTGTGCTTAATTGTTTGATCTAATATTGCTTTTTCAACAACATAATTATTCTGTGTTTGCTTTGCTGTTATTATTGTCATGACTGGTATATAGCCAATAGCATCAAAGATTTCCCCTGCTATTTCCAACAGTCTATGACGAGGAGTTCTATTTGTTGTTCCAATCTTTTTATAAGATTTGCCTTGAATAGTGATGGACATAATGTAGACCCAACCATTTATTCTAAGTCTTTCTTTCGTTATTTTTCTCTTAGCCATTTATACAACATCTATTATTATTTCATTATTATCGTCTTCTAATATAGACACAGGAATCCCATGTACTCTAGTAACACCGTCTGCTGGTCGATAGCCTAAATACAAATATCTTTCACAAACTTCTCTATCTCTCTTTAATAGCATAAATGCTTTTATTGACAGGATAATATACTTAGGATCTTTGCTATGACACTGTAGTTTATATTCCTTATGTAGCACTTCATTAATTATCTTTTCTGCTTCTTCACACATACTATGCTCCTTCATTTAGTTCAGCTTGTATTGTTTCATAGTCTTTTAAGTGTTGATATAGTTTACTAGATATGTGTTTAATTTGCTTTATATCAAGGCCTTTTAATTCATTTAACTTTAAAGCACAATTTGCAAATTGCTCTTCAGTCATTTCCACTTTACCTCTAATATCTTTAGGTTTATTGCCAGTTTTCCTCATGTCTTTTAACCAGCTCAAGATCGCAGGTAAACTATCAGTTTTATATGGTTCATAAGGAGTACCTATATCAACTTTTTCACCATTGAATAAAGTTTCTAGTATATCAGGCCTTTTATAATCACTTGCTATAGATTTTGCATTGCTTGTTTTCTTCCTATCAGCTCCAATAGTTTGAGCAGCCTCTGATGCAGATATCTTAACTTCACTTTCCAACATTAATTTGTAAGCAGTGATTGCAAGTTGTGATGGTGTCTCATGTCTTCTAATTTCTTTGCTTCTAACTAGTTTTCTAAGTGATGTTCTTGTTGTGTTATTTGGCAATTTTACTGCTGAAATAGTAGATACACCAAGCTCTTGTAATATTAACCATCTGTGTCTACCATCTAATATTCTTCCACGGTATAATGTTATAGGCTCGAGTTGACCATTTTCTTCTATGTCTGTTTTTAATGCTGTATAATTAACATCAGTCATTCTTGGAGTTGTGCTAGCAAGAGGGTGTAGCTCAAGTTCTGTTGGAGCCAGTTCATATATCTCTTCTGTTTGTATAATTTTCTCTTCTCTCATGTTGTCCCTTTAATTGTTTATGTCATATTGTATAGCATACTCTCTTAATTCTTTCTTAAATCAGCCCAATATTATGGTAGGTATATAGTTTCACTTAGCTTTTTGACATCTATTTACGTTAACTAAGGGCTTCATACACACTTTCGAGCAATTTTTGTGGGCAATGTGCCCAACTTTATTTGCCCATTGTTGGTGGTATATTAAATGTCTTATATATAATAGGCCAACTGGATGCCAAAATTTGATACAGCAATTGTTTAGATATGCCTACTTTGCTTACTTTCCTAGGCATAAGCTCTGATATGCCTAAATGGGGAGTTGTTATTAGTATTTACTGGTATACCAATTTCTTATTGGTCAAATAAATAAAATAAATAAAGGGAATCAATTGCCCACCTAATTTTCTGTCAAAGATCATACTTTTAGTGTACACACTCTTGAGTCTCTACCAGGATGTGTATACTTTTATAATACCTATATATACTTATCTATTATGTGCATATACAAATAATACATAAGATAGCTTAAGCTATATTTAAGGTAAAGGTTTTGTGAAATGTATTTTTT